TTTTTAGATGCGGAGACCGATGGCCTGAAGCCTACCAAGGTCTGGGTGGTAGTAACCATGCAGGACGGAGAGCTACAGGATCACTACGACGCAGAGTCCCTAGAGTACGCTCTGAGAGGACATGATGACGTGGTAGGACATAATCTACTTGGCTACGACATTCCTGTCCTGAAGCGTCTGTGGGACATTGACATCAACAAAGAACGTGTGAAGGACACCTTGGTCATGTCACGCCTAGCGAATCCACAGCTAGACAAAGGGCACTCTCTGAGAGCGTGGGGTGAGAGACTCCAGTTTCCCAAGGGTGACCATAGTGACTGGTCGCAGCTATCGCCAGAGATGGTGAAGTACTGCCGACGTGACGTAGAGGTTACAGCAGCACTCTACAAGAAGCTGGAGTGGGATCTACGTAACTTCAGTGACCAGTCTGTGGATCTAGAGCATCAGGTGCAGGACATTACACAACAACAAGTGCGCAATGGCTGGCTACTGGACAACAGGAGAGCTACGGAACTAGTCGCTACGCTGCGTGAGAAACTGAACGATCTGGAGGATGCAGTACAGCGGGCCTTCAGACCACTACCGACATTTGTCAAGGAGATACAGCCAAAAGTAAAAAAGGATGGAGCCATCTCTGTCGTAGGTTTGAAGTTCTTGGGAGACTCTTGGGAGACCGTGGGTGGCCCTTTTTCTAGAGTAGACTACCCTGAGTTTAACTTGGGGTCACGGCAGCAGATTGGCAGATACTTACAATACTATGGTTGGAAGCCCTGTAAGTACACTGAGACAGGACAGGCGATGGTTGATGAGAAGGTCTTGGGGGGAATAAAAGACATCCCACAGGCTACACTCATCTCTGAGTACCTGATGGTGCAGAAGCGCATAGCACAGGTGCAGTCTTGGATAGACGCAGTGGACGACGATACAGGCCGTGTGCATGGCAAGGTCAACACCAATGGTGCAGTGACTGGCAGAATGACACACGCTAAGCCTAACCTAGCGCAGGTTCCTGCATCCAGAGCGCCCTACGGTGAAGACTGTAGACGCTGCTGGACAGTACCTGACGGTTATAAACTCGTGGGTTTTGACGCCAGTGGATTAGAGCTACGCATGTTGGCCCACTACATGGACGACGAGGATTATACAAATGAAGTCATTGGAGGTGACATACACACAGCTAACCAGCACCTTGCGGGGCTTGAATCAAGAGATCAAGCAAAAACTTTCATCTACGCCCTTCTCTACGGAGCAGGAGATGCGAAACTTGGTACGGTGGCGGGAGGAGGCGCAGGTGCTGGTAGACTGCTTAGAGAACGATTTATGCGTAATCTCCCAGCATATGCAGATCTTAAATCAAGAGTTGCTCAAGAGGCAGCACAGGGTTGGATCAATGGACTAGACGGTAGGAGACTATGGATACGATCAGAGCATGCAGCACTGAACACACTGTTGCAGAGCGCAGGAGCACTGGTGATGAAACAGGGGTTGATTATCTTGGATAAGTATGCTAAACTATGGGGGATGGACTACAAAATTGTAGGTAACATTCACGACGAGGTACAGTCAGAGGTTAAGGAATCTCAGGCTGAGAAGTTCGGGAGGCTAGCAGTCTCGTGTCTAGAAGCAGCGGGAATACATTTTAACTTGAACTGCAAACTTGCAGGGGAGTATCAAATTGGCACAAGCTGGGCAGAAACGCACTAAGACTGTCTCTACAGTTGTGGACGACATCTACGAGCTTATGACAACCAAAGTCGCCGATGAGTCAGTAGACATTGAGGCTGAGATTGATAAGTTCGGAGAAGCAGTCAAGAGTCTCATGCGTACTGAGTTTTCTCCTGAGACACCACGTGACGGGCGTAAGCTACGTCTGTCTAACATAGGTAGAGATGATAGATACCTATGGCATCATTACAACGACACAGGCGCTGGAGAGGAGATCCAAGGGCACACGTATGTGAAGTTCATGTACGGACACCTGATTGAGGAAATGCTCTTGTTCCTGTGCCGCATGGCAGGACACACGATCACCGATGAGCAGAAGGTCTGTAAGGTAGAGGGTATCACTGGGCACATGGACTGCAAGATTGATGGCATAGTGACGGACGTTAAGTCTGCAAGTCCCTACGGCTTCAAGAAGTTCAAGAATGCTACGTTGGCCTACGATGATCCGTTTGGGTACGTCGATCAGATCAAGGCATACGCACATTCAGAAGGCGAGACCAAGTTCGGCTGGTTGGCTATGGACAAGTCTAATGGTCATCTGGCGTACCTACAGTACGATCTAGAGGACACAGGAGCACCAGTATACAAGGCTATCAAGGGAGACATAGCAGAAAGGATACGCCATGTAAAAAAGCTCGTAGAGGCAGAGGAACTACCCCCAGTATGCGCAGAGCCACTAGCGGACGGAAAAAGTGGAAATATGCGATTACCAGTAAACTGTTCCTACTGTCATTTCAAGCACTCATGCTATCCCGCTCTGCGTACTTTTTTGTACTCGACAGGGCCAAGGTTTCTAACGGAGGTGGTAAATGAGCCTAAAGTCCAAGAGATCACGTAAGCAGAGCATCTATAGGTCTGGGCTAGAGAAGAAATTTGCAGAGCTAGCGCCTAGACGCAGGTATCTGTACGAGCCATATGATGTGCCATACGTGATGCACAGGACATACAAGCCTGACTTTGTAGACAAGAAGACAGGCGATTACATAGAGACCAAGGGGTTTTTCAGGGCAGGAGACACACAGAAGTACACTTCGATACGGGACAGTATAGACCCTATCAAGCTGATATTTGTACTGTCAGATCCTAACAAGAAAGTACGCAAGGGAGCGAAGATAACAATGGGACAATGGTGTGATAAGGAAGGTTTTGAGTTTTACACAGTTGATGAGTACATGAATCATGTCACTAACAATGGATGAGATCAAAGAACGCATACTAGTGCGATACGACGCCGATGATCTTGTGGAGGCTCTAGACATATCCTCCGAAGAACTGTTGGACAGGTTTGAGGATAAATTTATCAACAGGCTGCACAGGTTTGAAGAAGACATAGAGGACGATACGAAAGATGAAGAACAAGAGCATTGATGACGCAACACCAGAAGAATGGAACAGATTGAATAAGAAAAGTAAAAGAGACTTGGCTTGGCTAGATGAGTCTGATGACGCAGCTAATGACCATCCTGTGTACGGTGAAAACATACCTGATAATCGTTTGGGTAAATCATATTCTAATTTAATAAACACTATGGTAGATCACCCACCTCATTATAATAATGGACATATAGAGTGCATAGAAGCTATTGAGGCTATGCTTACGCCCGACGAGTACATTGGATACCTACGTGGTAATTCACTGAAGTACCTGTGGCGTTTTAGATACAAGAACAAGCCCATAGAAGACCTACGCAAAGCCCGTTGGTACGAAGAACGATTGATTAGTTACATGCTGGAGCACCCTAGTGACAAGTAAGGCAGGTGTACAGGACTACTTAGGTATACAGATTGACTACGACAGGGAGCAAGATCTTAGTGTGTTCTCACTGGAGACACTAAAAGACCGATACTTCTGGGAGGATGAAACTCATGCACAAGAGGCTTTTGCTCGTGCTTCAGTCTTTGCTGCAACGTATCAAGGGCATACTGACTACAATCTTGCACAGCGACTTTACGACTACGCAAGCAAGAGTTGGTTCGGGTTTAGCACTCCTATACTTAGTAACGGGGGAACCACGCGTGGTTTACCTATTAGCTGTTTTCTCAATTATGTTCCTGATTCAAGGCGTGGGCTATCTGATCATTACGATGAGAACATATGGTTGGCAAGTGGCGGTGGAGGCTTGGGTGGATATTGGGGTTCTGTTAGAAGTAATGGTGTTTCAACTTCTAACGGTAGTCAGTCTACTGGTAGCATCCCTTTCATGCACGTAGTTGACAGTCAGATGCTGGCATTCAACCAAGGAGTAACAAGACGAGGATCATATGCGGCTTACATGGACATCAGCCACCCAGAGGTTGAAGAATTTATTGCCATGCGAAAGACTACTGGAGGAGATCTTAATAGAAAGTGTCTTAATCTGCACAACGGTATTACTATTGATGACGACTTTCTCACAGCCGTTAAAAATGATGACCAGTGGCGGCTGATTGACCCTAAGTCAAAGCAGGCCATCAAGACTGTTCCAGCAAGGGACTTGTGGTGGCAGCTAATACACACTAGGGCAGAGACAGGGGAACCCTACATTGTCAACCTAGACCGCTGTAACGAGGCTCTACCGCAGTCCCAGAAGGACATAGGGCTACAGGTACGCCAGAGTAACCTGTGCTCTGAGATCACTCTACCGACAAGTGAGGAGCGTACAGCAGTCTGCTGCTTGTCAAGTGTAAACTTAGAACACTTCGATGACTGGAAGAATGATGAGTTGTTCATCAGTGATCTAATTACAATGCTTGACAATGTGATAGAACACTTTATTGACAACGCCACGGGTGGCCTATCTTTAATTCCCGATATGAAAATGATGGAGTTTATGGACTATGTTAGAGAAGATAAAACAGGCTTTGCAAAGGCCGCTTATTCAGCATATAGAGAACGCGCAATTGGCCTTGGAGCGATGGGGTTTCATAGTTACCTTCAACGCAATGGAATACCTTTCTCTGGTGTATTCGCCGCCTCGTTCAATAACAGAGCGTTTAAGCATGTCAAAGAAAGAGCTACTACCGCTTCTGTCAAACTTGCAGACCAACGTGGTGAAGCACCTGATATGGTTGGTAGTAACTGTCGTAATTCTCACCTTCTTGCTATTGCTCCTAATGCCTCTAGTAGCATTATATGCGGTGGAACGTCTCCTTCTATTGAGCCAACGAGGGCTAACGTATTTACGCACAAGACTCTCACCGGATCGTACAAAGTAAAGAATAAGTATCTGGAGGAACTACTTGAAGACAAAGGAATTAATACAGAACAAACGTGGAAAGATATTGCTGCTGCTGAAGGCTCTGTTAAAGACTTGGAGGAACTCACAGAAGCAGAGAAGGAGGTATTTAAGACAGCGCCTGAACTTGACCAGCGTTGGGTCATCGAACATGCGTACCAAAGACAAAAGTATGTCTGTCAAGCGCAGTCAGTAAACCTGTTCTTTGAGCCACCACCGGCTACAGCGCCACAGGAGATACACGATGAGTATTTGGAATATGTTAATCATGTACATTGGACAGGAGCTAACAAACTCAAATCTATGTATTACCTCCGCACTACAGCGGCTAGAAATACAGAGAATGTCAACATTAAAATCCCAAGGATCAACCTTGAAGAACAGGAGTGCCTAAGTTGTGAAGGTTAAAATTATATTAGCAGTTGCGTTGTTGCTCATGTCTGCCTGTAGTACGACAGGTGACGGTAGCAAGTGGAGAAACATGGGGCCAGATCAAATCAAGTGCCAAAAGCATGAGCTTAAGATGTGTAGCTACTACGGCGCACTTTACATCTGTGATTGTAGGTTGGCATGACGCAGCACCCCGTATACAGAGCGCAGTTTTACATACAGGAACTAAAAAAGTACTCGACTTGGCCTGAGTATCTGTTATACTATAGAGAGCAAGATGACAAGATAATGCAGTTTAGTCACTATTGTATGCAGATGTGGTCTAGCTACATGAACGACAAGATTAAGCAGAAAGAAGCCCCGCTTAGTTACAAGCAGTACTTGAATAAATACAAAGATTTATTGGAGGAGGGCTACAATGATAGACCAGAAGATTAGCGCCCTGAAGCGTATGTACAATGCTCAGATAGACTGGTACAAGGCAGAGGTGCAGAACTATCTGGACAATCCTGTGGCTGTAGGAGAGCATGGTAACTTACTTGAGACTATGGACTCTCTTGTTGCTAAGATAGCTGAAGCAGAGGACAGGCTCATTGTACTGGAGACACATTTTAGTGAGTAATGTAATTAACCTCATGCCTACGGAAGCTACCGCTAACGAGGTACTAGAGGAATGCAAAGGTGACTTTGAGCATGTGTTGGTTATTGGCTGGACTCCACAGGAGCAGCTAACAGCCAAGGCTACAACGTCCATGGACATGAAGGAAATAATCTACCTGATAGAAGTATTTAAACAAGCAATTATTATGGCGGGGCATGAAGTAGAGTGAGCTTACGATCAACTAGAGAATACTACAAACCATTTGACCATCCTTGGATGTTCGACTACTACTCACAACAGAATCAGATGCACTGGTTCCCAGAGGATGTACCTCTGCACAATGATGTCAAAGACTGGCAGACGATGACTGGTGAGGAGAAGAATCTCTTGACTCAGATATTCCGTTTGTTTACACAGTCAGATGTGGATGTCAGCAACGGCTATGTCGATAGGTACATGCGTATCTTTAGGAAGCCTGAGGCACGTATGATGATGGGTGCGTTTAACAATATGGAGTCTATACACCAACATGCATACAGCCTGCTGCTGGACACTGTAGGAATGCCTGAGGTGGAGTATAAGGCGTTTTCAGAGTACGAGGCTATGGCAGACAAGCATGAGTACATAAACGCCGTAAAGCTGCCTGAGAAGGCTGCTACAAGCTCTAAGGTAGGCGATAGGAGAGCTATTGCTAAAGCCCTAGCGATCTACTCAGGCTTTACTGAGGGGCTACAGTTGTTTTCTAGCTTCATCATCCTGCTTAACTTCCCAAGGTTTGGCAAGATGAAGGGCATGGGGCAGATCATTACCTACAGCATACGTGACGAATCTCTGCACGTAGAGGCAATGACTAAGCTATTCCGGGAGTTTATTCAGGAGAACATTGACATATGGACAGATCCCTTCAAGAAAGAGATCTACAAGGCTTGTCGTCAAATGGTTGACCTAGAGGATAGGTTCTTGGATCTTGTGTTTGAGCAGGGGGACATCACTGGTCTAACCAAAGAAGAGATGAAGCAGTACATCAGGTACATTGCTGACCGTAGGCTGCTACAGCTAGGACTGAAGCCTAACTATGGGGTCAAAGATAACCCGTTGAACTGGCTTGACGATGTGCTTGGTGTAGAGCACCAGAACTTCTTTGAGGGCCGTGCGACTACCTACATGAAGGCTGGACTACGTGGTGACGTTGGTAAGGTAAGGTTCGCTAGTGTAGCCTAGCGTTACTCCTCTGCTGCTGCTGGTGCCCCTATGAATGGCTGTGCGCCAGCAGTTAGCATACCCGCCCTTCTAGATACAGTAGCTACATCTCTTGCCTGTGTCTTCGGCTCGTACTCCCTGAGAACTCTGAGATTGTATGTCACAGGGTTTTCTCCCTTCTCCATAGGTATGCCAGACATCTTCTCAAGATTCCTAGCGGCCTGCATTACTTCGGCCCTACGGTCTCCCTCTGGCTTATTCTTTCCACCTTTAGTTATTCTGGAGTTTAGATTGTCTTCCATGGAGTAGCGTTCTGTCGCTGGTGCCTTAAAGTTAGACCGTTGTACAGGTGTCATAGTGACAAGAGAGCTACCGCCTACTGGGTCAAAACCAAACATATCGTGCTGATCTGAGATTATTGAGTACACATCGCCAGTATCTGCATTTATAGCTATAAAGTCATTAACACCACCAAGCTCCTTTGCCTCAGATACATGAGATGTTCCTATGTAAATATGAGGATCGTCTTTGCCGCCTGCTGTAGCGCCGACGCCTCTCTGCTTATAGAAAGCTAACAGGTCTGACTTAGTGGCGTCCTCTACACCTTTCTTTTTCTTCTTCATAAAGTTGGCTAGCCCTTTCTCTCCCATGATATTTTCTTGTGTCAATAGACGGAGAGCTTTCGGGCCTTTCTTTGTGCCGACTCTAGCTTCGTTAGACAGTCTCTGCACACCCTCAGGGTTCTTCACGACAATATCAGTCTTTTCTGGCTTGAAGCCCCATACTGTATACAGGTGATTCATGGCCCTGTTCTGCACTTGTTCAGGGACTTCAAAGTTAATGTTGACTCCTTTATCAAATAACTGAGATCTTACCTGTGTCCTGTCGGTTGCTTTGACTTCTGCTAGGTTGTTTACCTTACCTATTGGCCCTTCAGCGACAAAACGTGCTGGCCCCTGTCCTCTCTGTCTAGATATGTAGTCTGTAGTTATGGCAGAGGCCATGCTTTCATTGCCTTTGGTAGTCCCTGCGCCAATTTCACCCTTACCTTTATCTAGAGGTACACCAGTTTGTCTCTCGTAGGCTATGGCTCTAGGGCTGAAGGTGTCTCTGATTGTACCGGGGAGTGCTTTTGTGGAAGCCCTCGCTGCTGCCGCTACTTTCTGAGGAGTACCAGCACCCCCATAAAAACCCTCTACCATAGTTGGCACTCTAGCTGCCCCAGCATTGATTGCTGTCTGTCCTATTCGGGCAGCAGGTATAACTCCCGATACATCGGCGGCGGCTCCTGCTAATCTAGCGGCTCTTGGGTTCTCCTCAATAGCTTGCGTAACAGCCTGACCGACATTGGTGCCTGCAAGATACTCCATGCCTTGAGACAGTTTTTCTTTGACAACATCGGGAGTTACCCCGCTGACTATATCTCCAATAGGACTTGTGAGTGTAGACAGTGCTGTAGAGCCAGTCAACAATCCTCTGGTTCGTATGTCTCCGGCAGTCTGTACAGGGAAAAGTTCTGCATCCCTCTCCATCTGCGCCTGTGCGGCCTTGACTTTACCAGAGATATAACTGGTGTTGTCCTGCTGCTGCCTACGGGCTGCTTGACGTTTTGCTCTTAGTTGTCTACCTGAAACAAACTCAGCCATTACTCTTGCTCCTCTGCCTCTGGCTCGTCTTCAGGCTCAGTGAATCTAGTATCTTCAATAAAAGCCACGAGCACAGCGCGGTCAGCTTTAAGCTGCTGTATCATTGCTGGGCTTCCTTTGGCTGCTACGATGGCTTTATCTGTAGCCACTAAGACTGTTCCTAAAAACTTCTTAGTCTGTGCTGACAAAGCTGCCTTGCCTAGGCCGTAGATAGCCGCTGCTGATCCTGCAACACCTGCAAGGTAAGGAAAAGCACCGGACGACACTACGTTACCAGCAGCGTATCCTGTTGCAAGCTGGCTAGCTGGGTTTCTTGGCAAGTTTACACCTGTTCGACTTATGTTCTGCCCAAGTCTGCCTATCGCAGTGTTAGCTTCAAACCTACGTTTCTCGTCTACAACGTCAAGTGCTCTGTAGGACAGCGCCTGTTTACGCAGAAGATCTTGAACTGCCACATCGGGCACAACAGCAGCTATGGCCTCGTGAGTGGCCTCAGAAATGGATCTACGGCCTGCTCTGGAAGGGGTGGCTATAGAGTCCTCTGCACTTCTAGAGTCCTTCCTTAGCGCCCTGTCGAGGGCTTTA